ATGGGTGTTAAATATTATTGGTCATTTTAATGTTACTACCATATATGTTCCCAAACTTGATGTTTGCAATATTAAAATTATTAATTTAATTTTACTATTAGATTTTTTAACTGATAAATTACTTAATAAGATAACATTTTGATTTTATATAAACAATATATATTATCGTTATATTAATAATGATACCTAAAATAATACATCAAACTTGGAAGTCCGAAACTTTACCCCCTATTTTAAAACTGTTATATGATGAAAATGTTAAGTTTTTAAAAAGTAAAGGATATACATTCAAATTTTGGTCAGATAAAGATATTATAGAGTTTATTAACAGTAATTATCCTAACTACTTTAATATCTATTCTTTCGCTAAAACTGGTGTACAACGAGGTGATATAAGTAGAATACTTTTAGTAAATCATTATGGTGGAATATATATTGATCTAGATGTTTTGATAATGAAGGATTTTGCACATTTAATCGATTTTGATGATGACAAATTTTATATTTCTTATGAGCCCAGTGGTCAAACCACGGCATTATATAATGATGATAAATATTTATGCAATGCATTCTTTGCTTCAAATAAAAACAATAAATTTACACTAAAACTAGTAAGAGGAATATCAGATTATGTTTTGCAACATGGAGTAACTATATTTAATAAATTTGATATTTTTGGTGGAAATTATATTAAACAATCAATGAAAAACTTTCAAGACAAGGATAAATATATACATATAATTGATGATAGAGAATTAATATATCCGATCAATGATTTAAAACTTGATAATATGCCATTTACAAATGATGATTGGAATATCCTTAAAAAAGGAATATATCCAATGGAACCAATAATGATACATTACTGGATACATGGAGATTTCGAATCAAAAAATGTTATAAATCAATTTACTCCGAATAAAAATTTAAATGTTCATGATAATATGTATATTTTCTTCAAAACTCTCTACCCGAATATAGCTAAAAAAATTGATTATCATATAAAATAATAATGAATACTTTTATTAATATGTTAAAAAAAATAAAATTTATTTTTGTTACAATTATATTAAATATTAATTTTTCAAGAAGTTTTACTAATTCAATTATAGTTCCTGATGCTTTTACTGTAAGAAAAACAATAATAACAGATACAAAAATGCCAATCATATATACAGGTATTAATTATAATATTAAAAATATTGAAAAAAATAAATTTTTAACAGCAGAACATATATATCCACAATCATTATTGAATGAATATCAGAGTAAGGATATGCATAATATTATAAAAACTTTAAATACATTAAATGTAAATAGATCTAATTATAAATATTGTGATCATTATGATTTAAATGATAGAAATTGGAAATCATTAGAATATAATAATTATGTAAATCATAAACGTAAATTATTTGTTCCTAATGCTAATTCAAGAGGATTTATATCGAGATCTATTTTGTATATGTGTAGAGAATATAATTTTAAATTGTCAAATATAATTGATAAACAAACTTTAATTAAATGGTTTTATACATATTCGCCAACAAATAGCGAATATTATCATAATGCTGTTGTTGAAAAAATTCAAAATACAAATAATATATTTGTTTCTAGTTATAGTAAAAAAAATATTGTGATTAAAAAATATATTGAACGTTTGTAAATGATTAACATATTTAATAGATTTGATGTATATTTATCATATTGGATATTGGCATGGTCAATAATATCTATTTTTCTAAATATCACGTTTCCTATAATATCATTATCGATGGTATTTTTATCTCAATACATTTATACCAAACAAAATTTATGTAAAATTATTCCTTCCCGCGAATATGTAATATATGGTAATTTTACTGTATTATTCATAAAATATTTACTATTAGTATATGCATTTATATATAAAATTCAAACATATAATATATATAACGAAATTAAATTATTAATAATTGTGTATATTGTTTTTAATATACATTATATAAATATTGTTGGTAAAGTTTTTATTCCTAAAATATTGGATAGTTCTAACAAAACATATCAGATTGATGATGGACCCGCGATTACAATATTTAAAAACATATTTGATAAAAATTGATATTTATTTTTTTTATATTAGTTAAATGGATTCTTTGAATACAAAACAACAACAAGCCGTAGAAGCTGTTTTAAATGGTAAAAATATATTTTTAACAGGTCCAGGTGGTACAGGTAAATCTTTTACTATAAAATATATTATTGAATTATTAAAAGACAAAAATTATGGTCTAACTGCTACAACTGGAACTGCGGCTGTTTTAATAGGGGGTCAAACAATTAATTCTTTTCTAGGTATTGGATTGGGGAGTGGTAAAATATCAGATATTATTAAAAACATTATATCTAACAAATCAATATATAATAGAATATTGAAATTAGATGTTTTAATTATAGATGAAATCTCAATGTTAGATGATGCGTTATTTGATAAGATATCTAATGTTCTTTCAGATATTAAATCAAATATTGATAAAAAATTAGCTGATGTACCTTTCGGTGGTATTCAAATGATATTTGTAGGAGATTTTTGCCAGTTAGCTCCTGTAAAAGGGCTTTATTGTTTCTTATCTAAATTATGGGATAAATTAGATATGGATATTATAATATTAGATGAATTAGTAAGACAAAGTGGAGATGTTTTATTTCAAAAAATTCTTAGCATTGTTAGAAAAGGTAAGTGTACGGATAATATTATAACAGTATTGGAACAGTTAAAGACAACGCAGTTTGCTGAAAACATTATTCCTACAAAATTATATCCCATCAATGAAGATGTAGACAAAATTAATAATATAGAAATACAAAGGTTAAAAGATAATGGTAATTCATCAGTTATGTATAAAACAACATGTAGTTATGGATATGAGAAAGCAGCTTTAAATTATAATGTAGAATTAACAGAAAAAGCGCAAGTTATTATTACGCGCAATATTGATATTAGTAAAGGGTTAGTAAATGGCACACGGGGGGTTATTAAATATTTGGGTAGCGAATATGTTATAATCCAAGATGTCTATAATAATACGCACACGATTAATTACTATAAGGATATTATAAATAAAAAGAAAGCAACATATATATTACATATGCCTATACGTACTAGTTATGCATTATCTATACATAAATCGCAAGGAATGACAATTGATGCGGTTGAATTAGATTTAGGTGCTAATATATTTGCATATGGACAAACATATACAGCTTTATCCCGAGCAAAAAGTTTAAAATCAATAAAAATAATAAATGTAGATAAAACCTCATTTAAATTAAATCCATATGTAAAAAAATTTTATAGTAATATAATAGATAAATAATGGGAGAAAAAAGAACATTTACAGTAGAATCGTCTAATATACAAAAATCAGGAGGAAGATATACTTCTAAAACTCCAAATGCCGCTGCTAAAAAAGCCGCGTCACAATTATTCAAAAAAGCCGCTAAATCTAAAACGCAAATTACTTTTGAACTTAGAGAAACTACAAAAGGTGAAGACAAAAAAATACACAAATATACTGCTAAGCGCGTTAAATTAGCAAAACCCAAAGTTATTACTATTATGGGTAATGAAATAACATACAGATATACAGTTCAGGTTAAAGCCGTCTAATTCTTACTTACTCATCTGACATATAATCTGTTTCATTATCACTATAATAACATTCATAGCTATCATCGCTATCCGATGACATATAATATTCATATTCGTCATTATCTTCATCAAAATATTCTTCATCATCACTTTCATCTTTATTATTTTTATATGATAATTCATTATAGTATTTATATTTCATATTGATTGTATCATAATGATGTTTGATATCATCTGTATCAATTTCAAATTGTTCTTGTTCTTCCATACGTTTTTTTTCTCGTGCAGCAGCGTTAAATAAGCACTTGGGTGGGTCTAGTTTTTTATCAAAATTATCAACGATATTAGTTTTATAATATTTAATAATATCCACCTTATCATAGTTTTGACACTTATAGTTTTCGTAATTGTTAATTACTGAATTCATTCTCATATTTTTAATATATTCGTTGGAATACTTTTTAATTACCATATACTTTGAATAACATTCGTGAAGTGTCTTAATTGCATCTAAATTTTCTTCGTCAATATCACTCGTATTATTCATTTTAGTTGCAAAATCAATAAAATCATTGTAATCAATCATGGTAGTCATTTATTATATTCACTATATTTAATTATTATATAGTATCGTATCAATTTTTAAATCTTATAGGAAAATAAGGAATTATTCATTCTTTATGAAAAATACCTGGGATATCTTAAATACTGATTGTAAAAATTATATTATAGAATGGAAAAATAGAATAAACTATTTTCATACGGGATTTTATTATTTTAATGATTTAATATTTGGTAAAGTTTATATTTTTATAATAGAAATTACAATGTCACATGTTATAATTCTTGATTTAAATGTTTTTCAAACTAGAAAAAGACGTAAAAATTATGATTATAGTGGTGATATGTTTATAAAGATGAAATATGATAAACATTATATTCTTATATATCCTCATTATTTAAGATTACTTCAACATTTTTAATTATTTTATTTACTATTTCCGTAATTTTATCCAATTCAACATTTGGAGAATGTTTATATTCAATTAATACAGTAATGTTATCATTTGCTTCACTTTTAACAATCAATGATACTCTATTTGATACCTTATATTCTTTTATTGTAATTTCAGAAATGTTATCAATTTCATTTGTACATGGAAATATATATTGCGGGTATTTATCTATTCTAGAACTGAGAATATATATATTATTCTTTTTTGTTTTATAGTATTTATCCTTTTTCTTTGTTTTTGATGTAACATATTGATTATCGTTTGATAATTCATATGTATACATTTTATCCTGCATATAATATATTTTGTATTTTTCTTCTTTTGTCTTTTTATAAATTTTATTTATTTTATATTCTATATCACCTGGCATAGTTACATCAATTACATTATCACTAAGTATATTTTTAATAAAATAAAATTCCACAATATTTATATCATCTTCAACCAATTCAGTTAATTTTATATTACTCATTATTGTTAATGATATTAATAATTATTATATCATTTTTTTATTTAATATATAAAAAAATGATAGGTATTTTTATTAATTACAGTGTTATATTATGACTTCCGAAAACTATAAAGTATATGATTTAGAAGAAGAAATTAAAAAATATACCGAAATAAGTAACATTGATAATGATAGCAAAGAAGATGATAAAGAAAGTAATAAACATAAGGTCCGTATTGATTTTACGGAATTATTAATTAAAAAAGCGAAAATACCAGAATTACTTGCAAGGGATTTGGAAATAGGAGTTTTTAATGCGACTATTGATTACGCAAATAATTATGGAATACAATTATCCTGGAAAAGTCAAATATTAATTGAAACTTATATAAATATTTCTAGAAGTATTTATTCTAATATTAAAAAAGATAGCTACATTGGTAATAAAAATTTACATAAACGTATGATTAAAAATAAAGAATTTAATCCACATATGTTACCATATATGCAATGTCATAATATCTTCCCAGAAAGATGGAAGGATATTATTGAGAAAAATCAACGTAGATTTAAGGCTGCCTATGAAATTAAACTTGTTGCTATGTCTGATATGATTACATGTAATAGATGTAAAGGCAAGAAAGTTAGTTATTATGAATTGCAAACTCGTTCGGGCGACGAGGCTTCTACTCTATTTATGAATTGCTTAATTTGTGGTAAAAAATGGAAACAATAATTATTTAATTTGTAATAATTCTGAACTCAAAGTATTCAAATATTATTTCCGCTGCAATACCATATATTAATTTTTCTTCTTCACTTTCTATTAATTCCATTATTTCATTATATTTTTTTTTATTTAAAATATAATATTGTAATACATTTTGTATACCATATTCATATATTATTAATTCTATATCTTTTTTATCATATAGAGGTAATCTCAAATGATTGTAAATAAACATTTTAAGATTATTCACTAACCATCTTTTATTTGGCGTTACTATATTTTTAACCTTGCAAAAAATAGTATTTGCTACATCATTGTCCTGTTTTTTAATAATTATTTTGTATTTATAATCTTCTTCCATATTTTATTATAATTAAGCATTTTAACACTTATATAGTATTACAATTCTATATATTTATATTCAGGAGTTTTTATTATTTCCGTTTTTGGTATCTCATTATATATATCTTCCCCCATCAATGATTCCCATGTTTGGCGACCGTATACAATAGTTGTTCCTTTCATTTCTTATTGTTTTTCCTTTTTTTAATAATCAACTTTTACTTATTACAGAGCATATTGATATATAAAAAGAAGATATATATAATTATTTATCTATATGTATTCTACAACAGTAGTGATATTCTATATACTTTTTATTTATTTAAGTGATATCTTTGATAAATAATTCCGGTATATCTGTTATTATACCTTTAATTCCGGAATTTACTATGTTATTATAATCATGGCATTTATTTATTGTAAAACAATATGTTGGTATCTTATCGCTACACAATTTAATATCATTTAAACTATTATAATCGTAATTTATTGAAATTCCATAACATTTATTTTCTTTGATAATATCATACCAATTATCAGGTATTTTATCAACAATATACGTAATATCATTATTTGGATAAATAATATTGAGGTATTGTAATACTTTTATAGAATATGAACAAATATTTATGTATATACTATTATAATTCTTAATAATATCAATAACTTTATTTACCAATTGCTTTTCTTCATTATGATATATCTTTAATTCTAGCATTATATTTATTGATAATTCGCTACATTTTTCTATAAATTCTTTTAATGATGGTATTTTACAATTACTGTTTTTAATTTTCACATCTTTAATTACATTATAATTATATTCATTTACCATTCCTTTAAAATTCGTTAATCTATCTAATTTTTCATCATGAAATATCATAGGATATTCATCTTTTGTTAGTATTACATCTGCCTCTATCCATTTGCATTTTATTTTGGTTAAAGCATATATTGACGAAATTGTATTTTCAGGTGCATATGTAATTGCACCTCTATGTCCAATTATATTACACATATAATATAAAAATATTATTTACTTTATATACAACACATATAAATACCTGATATTAACATAATTATTTTAGATATCTTCAATGATAGTTTTTTCAAAATTTTATTTGTTTTAATCGCATAAATATTAATCAATAACAATGGCAATTGTAATAATATGAACTTTATGGATAATCCATATGGTATTATAGACCCTAATATTAAAAACCCCAATCCAATAATATTAGCGTTTTTATACCCATATAATACAGGTATTGTTTTAATATTATTTTTTTTATCTCCATCTAAATCTATGATATCTAACATCAATTCCTGCCACATTATAAAATTGAAAAGATAAGTCATTGCTGGTATTACACTTTTAATATCACCATTTACAATTAATGCTCCTGTTAAAGGTGATTGTGTTATTATCAGAGATACAATGATATTCTTTAATAATGGTATATTCTTAAAAACAGGAGTGTATAAATACGTCACTATTATAGTATTTGAAATTATATGTCTAATTAAATTGTTATTAATTAATGATGATAAATAGTAGCTTAATAGTCCTAAATATGTTGAAAAATGTACAACTTCTTCTGTTGTCAAATCCTTTTTATTTAATACTTTTAAACTCTTATCTTTATCCGTCCCTAATTTATAATCATAATAATCATTTATCACCATAGAGTTACTTGCTATTATTGCACTAATTATCCCCATCAATATAGCATATGGATTCAATAGTGTTTCTATGCTTTTTGTTGCCAAATAACTTCCAAATAAAGGTAATGCAAATTCATAAGGCAATCCTTCTGGTCTCGTTATTTTAATATAACTATTTATTTTTTTTATATGAATGGGTTTGGTATTTTTACTCATTTTCATTAAAAGTATATTATTAGTTGGTCTAAAACTATATGTTGACATTATTAATAAAAATAGTATTGCTATTTTCAATTTCATTATTAGTTTAATAAAATATAATATTTATATATAATTTATTATTGTGTAGATAGAAAATGTATAAAATAATAAAAAATTGATCCATGGCTCTTTGTTAATAATACATCAACAAACAATGTTCTCTACCAACGCTACTCAGATCCCTGTCGAATACACCACTGGTGATTACAGTGTCCGCCTTAACATCAACTTCGGTGAAGGAAAGGATTCGGAAGTTTACAAAAATGAAACTGAAAGGAAGAATTTCAAAGACAATTACAATATTGAGGTATATGAATCGGGAGAAGGCGATGATTACTCAAAGGGATATCGTGTTGTAACAAACGAAGGTCCCCTTGTTATTAAGCTTGGTGACATCTCTATTTCCGGCAAGGATGATTATAATTATGATTACGCAGTTGGCTTTGCTGTTGATAATAGTATGCCAGAATATACTACTGATATGTCTACCATTCCATATAATATTGAAAGGGATGGAACTCTTTGGACTATTCCTGCTAATAATGGCGATAGCTACAAATTTGACCAAAATCCCAATGCTAAGTATCAATGGATGGCAAAACGTGCTATGGATATTGGTTATGAGCCTACTGAGGAAGAGCTAAAACTTGGTATGGAAAAAACAAGTGAAGGCACTGGGCTCATCTATCTCACCTTTATGGTATTCAAAAAGCCTAGACATGTTGAGGTTACTCGTGGTGTCACTCGCGGTGTCACTCGTGGTGTCACTCGTGGTATTACGCGTGGTGCTACCCGTGGTGGTGACCAGATGGATAGTGATGCTGCCAGATTTGGATATGGCAATGAAGCAAATAGTGCATCCAAAAAGAGCGATTTTGAATATGCGGGAAATACTGAGCGCTATGTAATGCCAGTGAGATTGAGGATTAATAAGAAATCTGCTAATAGCGATATTAATTGCTCTCAGCATCTTAAAGGGGCGAGTGTAAATACTCTGCGCCGTCAGACAATGACTGTGCCCTTCTAAATTAAAAATTGATATGTTATATAAGTATTTATTTTTATAATTATATTAAGTAGAATATGATGACTTCTCCGCAAACTATTAAGAATACTATTAACATAACTCATGATTTATCTAGCATTATTATGAGAAATCGTGCTATTGTTATGATTAGATTGCTAAAAGAAAAAAAGGAAAAAGAAAAGGAAAATAAAAAGTTAAAACAACAACGTATTATGAGTAATAAATTTTGTATTGGGTTTTGTGAAAATCCTTTAAATTGTTCTTGTTTTATTAACAATTCAATTTAGATTAGAATCTTCTTATGAACTGTTTCTATCGCACCTTCAATCCATGCTTGCCTATCACAATATGTTTCTCCCAAAATATAAATGTCTTTTTTTGTAAACAAACTATCAATCGTTTTTTGTATTTTTTTGGAATTAATCCCCACTTTCCACATATGATCTCCTGAACTCCAATAATGCATTGTTATCCAATCCGGTTCTTTTATTTTTTTATCAGGAAACATTTCGTCTAACAATTTCTTGATATGTTTTTTAACAGATTTTTCATCCTTAAATGTATTCCAGAAATCAGCATTATAACTATCACTATAACTTATTTGTATTAATCCCGAATTGTAATCAATCGGTATTATAAATTGCAGTTTATTATCTGTTAATGTTTTGGGTATATCCTTAAACCAGACATCTTTAAATTGCGCGTATATTCTTAGAAGTTTACCATCATTTACACTATCAAGCACATTTTCATATTTTTTAAAATAAGATATATTTAAATAATCACTTCGTGTTATAGTTAAATATAGCTTAGTATATTTATATTTTTTATTATTTATAGTATATGATTTACTTGTATCATCAATATCTATAAGAGATGCATTAAACACTATTTTAACGTTGCGTGATTTTAGATATTCATAAAGAACATCGCATAACTTCTGGATTCCTTCTTTTAATACAAAGAATTCGTTGTTTTTAACATCGAAATCTTTACGTAAAGTCAAAATAGCATTATGAGCATTCATATCAAATATTTCACCAACATATCCCAATGATTTGTTGAGCACTTCTACTTCATTTGTTGGCAAAAATAATGAAAAGTAATTATGTAGATTATAATCATGTTTATTGACTTTTATTTTTTTATTTATTACATAATCCCATAATTTATCTAGGCTATTATAACTTGATTTATAATAAGCTAGTAGCTCTTTTTCTGTCATCATTTTGCCATTGATATAATATCCTTTATCTTTACCAATATCTATAATTTGGTCTAATAAATTGAAATCTTTAATAAGTTTCATAACATATTTGTGCTTTTTTCCTAATCTTCCTGCTCCAACAGAATAATTGAAACCCTTATTGCTATATGTATAAATGCGACCTCCTATACGATTATTTTTTTCATATATTACTATATCATCTGAATTAACATTTTTAATAGTAATCAATTTATAAGCTAGATATAATCCTGTTATTCCAGCTCCAATAATAACATGTTTCATAGCTTCTAAAAAAAGAGTACATAATTATGTAAAAAGTTAAAATTATAAAAAGTTTATAAAATCATTAGAAAAATAAAATTATGTACTCATTTCTTCTTTTTCATTAACTCCTTATAATCTTTAATAGTAATTAGCTTACCTTTATGCTTAACATATTCTTTGCGATCTCCTGGTATTTTATGAATACTTTTTGTTTTACCAAGGATTTCTTTTTTAGGTAGTTTTTTGCCACCCCCCTGGGAGGGGGGTTGGATGAGGGAATTAGGTATATATCCATTGTAATGAGCTAACTTAGCTAATAATGACATATTCATAGCCATTAGTACAATATCATTTAAAAAAATATTTTTTTGATTTAATTGGTCATTATCTTTTTCGTCTTCAAATAGTATTTTACTAATATAATCTTTTATTTTTATTGTAAATTCTGTTATAGTTTCCGTATCAAAATCGATAACTGCTTTATCGATAACTGCTTTTTTCAGTGCGTCATTGTCTTTTTTGACTAGGCTTTTAATATAGACTTGGAAGCCGGGTCTAAATTTAACGTCTACATAACTTTTAAAACATGTATATAAATACTCAATCATTTTTATTAAATTTGACACCATACTATCAGCATCTTTGCTATAAATAATTTTTAAATTTGCAATTACATCCTGATATTTATTTTTTAATTTTCCGACTGTAATTGGTGAATAATCTAAGTCGGAACAATAACGACTAAATTCTTTTAACCAACTTGCTTTTTCTATTTCACTTCTTTTTGAAATGTCGGGGTTTGTTTTTACAAATTCATCGCTAAATAAAAGTAGTAATAGTAGAATTTTTATATGGTGATTATCTGAATAAGCTGAATAAACATGCCTATACGCACTGCTTAAAGGATTACCTCCCAACACATCCTTCTTATTTTTTTTCGCCATATTTCTAATTAATAATAATATTATAAATTACTCATTTCTTCTATTTTAAGACCACGCGAGTAATTAATAAATGATATTCCAACGAATATTAATATAAATCCAGATATTTCTAGCATAGTCAATGATTCACTTAATACTAAATATCCTAATGTCAAAGTAACTATCGGATATAAAGATGTTAATAACGCAGCAATTGCTACTTTTTTATCATTGTTAATCGCGTATAAATACCCATAATTTGCCATTAATAACAATGAAGTAGCAACAATAATAACTAAAATTATATATTTATTATTCATAATTGTTGCACAATCTTTGATAAACCCACCATTGCCTCTATTCAAAACAATACCTAATAATATTAAGAAATGTATAAATGAAGCAAATAACATAAGTGTTAGAATGTCAATATATTGAAGTATATATTTTTCAAATATTGGTGCTATACCCCAAATCAAATTAACTATAAAATAATATATATATAACATCTCTAATTATTAAAAATGTATTTTTAAAGTATAGTTTATGTTATTTAGATTTATTGGTGGCACTAATTATATTGCTATTTCTAAATTTATTCATAAAATGTATGACAAATCTATAATTCCTATTATTGATTATGCTAAGGAAGGTGCTAAAACACCAGGGGATGTTATTAGTTATAACAAAGAAGTTGTTTCATTAATAAATCAAATAAGTCAAGAACATACTAATCGCGACATTGGATATGCTATAAAACTTTCATCTTTTTCAGCATATAATCCCGAAGATAATATTGATAACTTTATAAAAAGAGTTATAAATACTCAACATAAAAATAAGTATATATATTTTGATGCTGAATATACCGATTCCTATGAATATGAAAATAGAATATTCAATAAAATTATACAAAAATATCAAGATATAGATAATTTGCATTTATTTAAAACATATCA